CTTGCATAGCTTGTTGTTGATATGGACTACCTTGCAAGAATCCACCTGCACCAGTAAACCCTAAACCACCTAAAGCACTTTGATAAGCACCTTGAGCTTGTTGTAATGTTTGAGAGCCACCACGAGCAATTGCTTCTTGAGCAGCTAAAGCGTCTTTAGTTGCTTGTGTAGGGCTTACATAAGTTTGTCCTTCATAAAACTTTGGTTGATTCCCACCTAAAAACAGGTTTTGAGCCTGTCTTAAACCTTCTGTCAAGAAAGGTCTTAAAGCGGTATCAATTTTAGATGAGCCTGCTGCATCTGACCCAATTTCAATAGGTGTGCTTGGCAACAATTGTGGCATACCTGATACAGGTGCAGTAGTTGTAGGAGTTGTTGTAGTAGGTGCTGTTCCTTGTGGAATAGCAGAAAACACTCCTTGACTCCCTGCTTGTTGCATAATTGTTGGAATAAATCCGCCTGACATAATTACCTCTTTCCTTTATCCTACTACTATATATTTGTAAGTTTTACCTGATACTGAATTAGCTGGGTGGCTAATGACTGCACTACCATTTGTAACTGAACTAATGTATGGTTCTGTGAACAAGTTGCTTGTATAACCATTGCTAGACAAATAACTCAATGTAGCAATAATGCTAGGTGTTGCTGGTCTTGTAGGGCTAGTTTTTGATGCAAAATGCTCAATGTTTACACCAATATCAGAAACACTCCAAGCCAACTCAATGTAGTCATCTTTTTGCAATGCCACAAAGAAGTTCAATGCTGCAATCATTTGACTGTCAGCACCGCTTGATTTTCTTGGCTTAACACCAAAAACAGAGTTACTATTATCTATATTTGTACCATTCTTCTTAAACCAAATATCTATTGACTGCACATCATTGGTAGTATTTCTAAATTGTGCTGAAAACTGAATATTGTATAAACCTGAGTAATTTACTTTTAATTTAGTGTTATCTACAAGACTTGCACCTAAAGCATAATCAGTCGTATTAAATGACATGATGTATGCAGTTGTCGTGCTAGAAGCACTTTGGTCTGTAGTATCTTGAACCGCTAAATACGGAAAGTAAGCTGTTGCAGATACATCATCAGTAGGCATCAATAAGATAACTGAATCTACACCAATACGAGCATCTGTAATAGTCGTAGTGCTTGCACCGCCTGTAGCTAAAGTAACTGAACCAGTATTGTTCGTTTTACCGTTCATAATGCCATTGACTACCTCTGCAATACCACGAGGGTCAGAGCCGAATGGCGGTAAGACTCTAAACATTATCTGCCACCCATAGGTACAATTTCCACATCAGCACCGATAATGGAATCCCAGTTTGCACCAGTAGGAGTAAATTGTAAGCGGTGGTATCTTCCCATACTTCTTACTGAAACCCTATTCTCTGAATCGGCTGAAGTTGATGCACCAAATACTACTTGGGTAGTTAGTAAATCTCTTGAGAATACTGCCACATTGCAAGAACCATTATCTACAATTGGCTGAACCAAAGTGATAGCAGTTTTACGATTTTCAAGCGACAGCTCTCCTGTCTGAATTGTAGCAGTAGAATTAGCTCCTGTAAATGTCACAACTTTATTACCTCTGACACCTGCAAATAGCAATTTTCCACCTAACCAAATACGAGAATCTAGGCTAGTTCCTAAAGCATCAATACTGGCAGAAATAACATCTAAGCCTTCTAGGGTAGTAGATGGGCTAGAGCTAGAAGCTACCCTGTCCACATCTGTTGTACCACTAGACCATTTCTTAGTCTGGAAGTTATAAATCAGCAGTTTATTGACATTACCACCCTGACCTTTTGATGGATAAGCCCAAATCACTAGGTTTTTAATAGGGTCAATCGCAGCAGACATATTGAACAAGTATTCCTCATCCACATCAGAAAAGAAGTATCTGTCTACCTTTTCGCCACCAATTGACACCACATTCTGACCGTCACATGAGTAAAAACCATCATCTGCTAGGAAGAAAGAAATGCCTTGATACTGAATAATTGAGTTAGCTTCGTAACAACCTAGATTTCTAGAGATATTGTCAAACTGGAACACTAGAGGGCTACCGACATAAGTCATACGGTAGATTGACCTATCCATAAAGATTAAGCCAAATTCGCCACCTGTCACACCCACAATAGAGCCACCGTCAGGAATCTCTTGGTAGTCAGATTGAGTAGTCGCTGAGTCTGTCCAACTTGTCTCATCATTCAAAGCTGACCATTTCACACGAAACGGATAAGAAGCTCCTACATTACCAGTTACCACAAAGTCACGAACTACGGTTACATAGCGAGCTGTGGGTGCATCTGCAGCTAAATCTGCCCATGCTGTAGAAGTTCCTAGTAGCCATCCTTGTAGCTTATCCGCACCATTGGCTGCGATAATTCTGTTACCAAACTGAGTAAATCTCCATCTTTGGTCTACAGGAGTTGCATAAGTCGCACCAGATACATCATCCAAAGACATATCAGTAGAATCTAGCTTGTATAGGTTAGTCTGGCTACCTGCAAAGATTGTTGTGCTTCCATCAGGATTCTTGCCTGCCACCACATTATTTAATGGTTCAGAAGCATCTTGAGTGTAGTCCACAGCCAAAGGAATACCACCGTAGCCAATAGCTCTTGAGTAGACATTGTCTGCCTTCATCAATGCACCTGTGACTGAAGGTTGGTCTGGTAACCACTCTCCGAAACTTATTCGCTGATTTGCCATTGTTCTGTTCCATTAGATACAGAAGCCCATACATTAGAGCTTACTGATTTGTCTGTCCAAGATTCATTGTTTGCTGATACTGTAGTCCAGTTAGGATTCTCAGGTGTCTCAGGAGTCCAAGATTCGTTACCTATTGGGTCTAAGCTCCAATTATCACCTAGTCTATTGCCTAAACAGAATACATTAGCTGTGCTACTAATTGAGCCTGATGAGCTAAATACTGCATTTGCTGATACTGATACTGTCGCAATGCTTCTAATCTCTGCATTGCCTGAGTATTCAACACCACCCAATGCTGTAACTGTTGATAGTCCATTGATTGCTCCAGTTGATGTTCTTACCCTGATAGAGTCAGCAGAAACAGCACCACTAGCTGAAATTGCACCAGAACTCTCTAAAACCCTAGCACCATTACATGAAACCACCGCAGAGCTACTAATTGCACCTGCACCGCTGTAGATGCGGAATCCGCTTGCTAAAACAGTCGCTGTTGAGTTTACTGAGCCTGTGGTAGTCCTGACCCTAATTGAGCCACTTGATACGGTTGTAGAGCCTGTAATAGAGCCTGAGCCACTATAGATAGCATAAGCATTAGATTCTAGTGTTCCATTGCCTGTAATTGAGCCACTAAAGAACACAATCCGACTTGGGCTTGCAGTAACAGTAGCTTCTGAGCTAACTGCACCAACACCAAATCTTTCTCTGCTTGCAAGGGCTGATACCGTAGCATCAGATGTAATACTTGCAGGGTTTACAAAATAAACGGTGACAGAGCCATTCCATAACTCGCTATCTAAAGACAAGTTTATATTGTCAATAGAACCTAGACCGTCTAGTGCTTCTAGAGTCCAAGTACCTGTTACTCTGTCATCATACCAGTCTAAGTCTAGAGAATAGGGTAAATCATCTAGACTTCCAAACTGGTCTAACTGCTCTAGAGTTAGCATTAAGCCAAGGTAACAGACAAGTTACCGCTAGAGATTTTGAAAATATCGCCAGTCGCAATGGCTTTGCTTGTGTCCAATGCTGTGTGGAATAGCAAGTTACCAGAGCTAGAAGCATCATGGATACCAATATGAGTTACAGTACCCCAGTTGTCTGTAGCTTGTGGGAACTCAACCGCAGCAGAGTTTGTGGTTACACCGTTAGATGGTGAGCCAAAAGTCACAGCAGTACGAGCATAAGAGCCACCTGATACTTCTGTACCTGAGCCTGCATCTGTAGGGTCAGAAGTAAACAAGCCTACATAAACTGTCGCTGGGCTTGTATAAGATGTATTGCGTAGAACAGCGTTGATAACTGCGTTCTCTAGGTAGTTTGACATTTCAGCCATGATTATTCCTTATCTGCTTGTTAATTTCATTACGATTGGCACTCCAGAATACTCTGAGCCTTCGTCTGATTCATTGATATTGTTTACTGCTCTGTCGTACATACTAATCCACATCTGCACTCTGGCATCATTGATTAGGTATGGTTCTGCTTCAGCCAATGAGCCATATAGCAAGGCATCAAAGTAATTGGCTAAAAAGACATTGCTTGAGTTGTTGTCTGACAATACAGGTGGCTTGGCATAGTAGAGAATCTCTAGTGTGTAAGTGCCATCTGCTACTGGAGCAAACATGAACTCTGAAGCTAATACTGTGTAATAAACTGGCTTGCCAGACTCATCTGCCCTAGCATCTCTTGTGAAGGCACTAGGTGACAGATAAGATACAGGCACTCTGGGATTACCCTGAATATATAAATCTCGCACTTCTAAGAAGTCTGTCGGCAAGGCAATCTTGGAATCACCGCCTGTCATAGAAGTCGTAGCTGACTTTAACATTTGACGAGTTCTCAATTCTCTTGCAAGACGAGTCTCAGCCAATCGGATGAAGTCAGGAATCTGAGTAGTCAAATCTGACCGACCAAGGTAGTTAGCTACCGTAGTCTTTAAGTCCGAATATGATGTAAAAGCCATAATTAATCCATTTCTATATTATGCCAACCGTATTGATAAGTACCAATATGCTTAATTTCTTGGGATAAGTCGTGGTCTACATAAGTCTTAAAGCCAATGTCAGCCGACTTAATGCAGAAGTAAATATCCTCGCCAAGAATCTTACCTTGAGGTAATTGCTCAAAGTAGAACCAAGGCTTCTCTAAATCTTTAAATACACAGGCATCAATCAGCATAACTCCACAGCCAATGCCATCAACCACTTCTATTCCTGTCTTGCCCTTAGAAAATACTGGATGCCATACCACATGGTCATCATTCACTTCCAAGGTCTTTGCTGTAGGTTTTACAGGTTCGCTTCTAGTTGTTGCATTGACTCCGACTATCGCCTTGTTATGTCCGATAAGTCTAATCAATGAGTCTTTAGGAAATCTCATGTCTGCATCAATAAACAGGACATGGGTGCATCCATCATCTAGAGCTGATTGAACCATATTGTTTCTTTGGTCAAATATCAAAGTACCCATAGATGTATAGAGATTGACCTCTATCTTTGAGTTCTTGTTTGTATAGTTCACCAAAGCTGCCAAATCAAAGGCAGTTCCTACTTCTACTTGCCCCCTTGCAGGGATACAGATTCCTACTTTATACATTTCCACCCCTTGTTCTCCAGACCTTATTGTCTGGGTCATTTAAGAATCGTCTAAAGGCATCTTTGTCAATGACTGCATAGCCACGCATTACACCTTTTTTGTTCAATTCATCAATGATGATGTCAGGGATAGTAGCGATATGATTTCTAGGGTCTAGTACATCTGTACCCCATCCTGTCTTTTCGCTTCTTTCATTGTATTTTTGTTTGTTTATGTCAATGATTTGGCTTAAATCAACCTTGGTCTCAATGATAAGACCACCATCACCGTCTGCATAAACATTCTGATTTTGTTTGAGTTTGCCTAATATAGACAAGTTGCTCTCCTAAGAAATTGAGGATGGATTTCTCCACCCCCAATTCTACACTAGCTATTAAGCTGCGTTCAAGTCAAACACGCCAC